ATTCGAGTACTCATAGCTTGTACTTAAGGAATATACTCCTGCGGTTTCCTCAACCCATTTAACCTTACGACCTTTCACTAGGAAAGATAAACTAGGTACACCACTATAGTTGGCATCATCCCTGTTTAGTCGATATGTTGCAGAGGCATTAGCTGTGCCTGTAAAGTAGTTAGTGCTTGGGATTCCATTGCTAGATGCAATAGCATCAGCAGTACCGCCAATGTTGTGTGTCCGTATGAGGTGCTTAAATTTTTGTGAAGACTCGTTATAGTGCTTGTCATTCACCTTAATCCACTGAACACCTTCGATACCATCGTGACATAGCGCATACTGAACATTTAGGAACTCATTCTTAGTACCTGTTACAGTTGTGTTAGCAAAGTTTTCTGAGAATGTTTTATCGGAGTTATCTGTAGTGGCTGTATAGTTAGCACTCACTGTGTGTTTAGTTTCAATACCACCGATTACATTCTTCCCATAAGCTACAGGAAGATTTTCTGCTTTACCTGATATAGTTGCAGCGAAACCTTTACGTTTGTCAGCCTCTGCTTCCTGCCGCCGCTTCATCTTGTTTTGTTGTGAAATCTGATAAGCAGTAGAGACTGCATATAGAATTAATGAAAAAGGGTCAATTCCCATTATACCTTCCCCCACTTAATTGTTATTTCACCGTTCTCATATATTTCATCAAACGATGTATCTGTGTCGCTTAACTGGTCCATCCCATCCTTAGATGTAATGACTGTGTTAACCATATCTAAATCAGACATAGGAGATGTACCTTCTAAGATTGCCAGCTTACTCTCAAAGCTTATGTCGAGAGAAGGGCTATCTACGAAGCCTTTATAAATGCGTAGTACGTCTGCGTCATTTAACAAAGGGTATCCATTGGCGTCTAATAAAGCTATGAAAACTTCAATAGGTTTACCTATAACATTTGCCTTAAACTCAGCAGACATTGTGTCGAATAAGTCTGCGACGATTACCTTGTAAGATTCCCTATCAACTACTGCTGAAAACTTTGGAGAGTCAAATTCGTATAGACCACCATCAGCAATATAAGTGTTACCACCGAATACAATATTCCTATGATAAGATGTAAAGTAGTATGTGTTGTTAAACTCTAATTTCATTAGGAATAGGAATTTAAGATTGTCGCTATTAATTACCGTCTGAACGGGAGTTGAAAACTGTCTCATTACAATGCCTCAATTAAAGATATAGAACCTGCATTAGAGAGCACACCATCTGTGAATGTGATACCTGTTTGGTTATCTATAGATGTATAGTAAGTAAGTACAACGTCTGAACCAAAGCGCATGGAATCAGTAGTAGCCAAGGATGTACGAAGCTTAGGATAAAGGTTGACTGTTACATTACCACCACCTAAGTCAAAATCAACATCGTTAGTAAGCATGTAGAGTTTATCATGGTTAGAAAACTTTACAAAAGTACCCTTCAAAGCTTTACCTGTTTGAACATCATTGTCTAGGTATATAGTAGTATCACCTGCATTAGCTGCAGCGTTTAGGTCTGCGCCGGATACAGATAAGGTGTTTCCAGAATCAATAGATGGAAGTTGTGGCATAACCATCGTATCCGTAGATTCAATACCTACAACAGAACTAATCAACATTTCAGCCTGAGTAGAAGGCTCACCAATAGTACTGAAGGTTAACTCCCAGCGTTGGACGTCCTGAGACGCACGTTGTTTCTTTAGCGAAACAGTGTCTACATCAAACATTGGTTCATTCGACACGATAGTGAGTGGCGCAAGAATTTGTGCACCCTTATAATAATATACAGACATGGTTAACTCCTAATAGGTCTGGCGAGAACGTTTAACTTACGTTCTAGAAATTGGACTTGCCTAGTGTTGTATACACCAGTATTGTTTTCGTTAGTTGAGACCCAAAAACCATCGCCAGATATCATGGCACCATTCTCAAAGGCTATATCACCAATAATAGGTCTCTTATCATTGATGAGTTCGTAATCACAGTATTCCATATATGAAGCTATACTGTAGCCTTCACGGCCCAGCTTAACTGCAAATTCTCTTTTACTCTTCCATTTGAACTTAATGAGGTCTCTAGCTTTAGACTCACCTCTGAGTTCTTTATCATACTCAGCAAGTAAGGCGAAACAATCATTAATTCCTCTTGTGTATCCTGTGCAGCTTTCGGTTAAGAGATTTATTGTCCGAGTGGCTCGCTGCAAAGCCCCGGTTATCTCTTCTTCTGTGTAATACTTCATATCTAACTCCTCCAGAGTGGCACAGAGAACAACGATAAGGGGTCTTCGATGAGTACCCCCATCAAACGCACCTAACGCTGCTCTCTGCGTCTCTTTACATACCTTCTTCGATAAACAATCTTACTAGGTCGGCTACGATATCGCTCCGAACGATATCTTCTACACCAAACTGAATTACAGGTAAGTCAATACCAGCGTTATTCACCTTACGTGCAAATTTAACCAAGTCCCGACCATCACGTACATCAGACTGTGCAGGGTCTCCCATTAATACTAGCTTGGTATTTTCACCAATACGAGTAGTAATAGCCTTTAATTCATCCATACAAAGGTTTTGAGCTTCGTCAACTAGGACTAAAGCGTTTTCGTATGAACGACCACGGATTGTTTCAATAGGTTGGATTTCTATTTCACCTTTGGATAGCATGTATTCATACTTACCTTTACCAAAAGCTTTAGTTAATACTTCTAACATTGGCATAAGCCAAGGTGTCATCTTTTCTTCAACTGTCCCCGGAAAGTGACCCAGAGATTTTCCTGTTGGAACGTTAGCTCGTGTCAATACAATCTTCTTGTATTTACCCTTCATAAATAATTGAGCAACGGTCCCTGCACTGCAATAAGTTTTACCCGTACCTGCACATCCCATAGTGACCGTAATTGGACAATCCTTGATAGCATTAATCAAGTCATCTTGCTTTTCATTCTTAGGCAAGAGATGGAATGATGTAGGGAATCTGTGAACGTTAGATTTGCGCTCTTCTTCTTGGCGCATATACTTAGGCATCTTAGCGTTCTGTTTAACCGAATAACGAGATTGCTTTTTGGACATGAAGGTTCCTTAAGGTTAAGTTATTAGTTTAGCGGGGCCATTACAGCCCCACTGATTTTATTAGGTTGTACCGTAAGCAGTACCGTTGTTGGTTAGTGTGTAAGTTACACCAGAGTCATCGACTGCAGCACCACCAGCACCACCCGTGCCAGCGTTACTGTCGCCACCAGCTGCACCCCAGCCGCCGCCACCGCCGCCGCCAAAGCCGTCACCGTCTTCACCTGCAGTGTTGGTACCGCCGCCGTCACCACCGTCAGGTGTATTTGTTGAAAGACCGTTTGGAGCAACCGCTGTGCTGCCTGGAAGGATACGACCACCGCCGCCGCCTCCGGGGAAGCCGCCATTGAAAAGGTCAGAACCAGCAGAACCACCAGCACCGCCAGCTGTACCGCCGACACCCGTTGCACCGTTAGCTGCGGTAGCAGTAGTACCTGATGCATTTAAAGAGCCACCAGTTCCACCAGTTGTGGGAACGGAGTTGGAATTACCGTTACCGCCAGGACCGCCGCCAGCACCGCCACCACCACCACGGGCAGAAAGCCAAAATGTAGGCGAGAAGACGTTACCACCACCTGCACCACCGCCACCGCCACCTGCGATATAAGCACCTGATTTGTTCTCGATAGTAACACCAGTGACACCACTATTAATCTTAATAGCCGAGCCGCCGTCACCGCCGTCATCGATTGTACCACCAGCTCCACCTTTACCAATAATTTTACCTTCATTGATAATAGTACAAGCAATATCGATAGTTAGGGCTGGGGTGGAAGTACTATCAGACCACACCCAAATATTTGATGGAATAGTCAGTGTACCACCAGCACTAATGAAAGAGCTGACAGTAATCTCTTTTCTCTGAGCCTGACCGTTTACGGTACCCCCAGAGGTTAACTCAGTTCCGCTGGAAGCTCCATAGTACTCACTAAATGAGTTTTGTGCTCCACTTGCTTTTCCGATTAGTCCACGGATATCTGCGTCATTGATAGAAGCTAGTGTTCCAGAGGTGCCACCTACCTCAGTATGCATGTCATTCAAAGAAATCGCACCAGAAGATTGTAAAGCCATTATTTAGCTCCTTCTAGCTTTTCTACCTTCGCTGTAAGTTCTTTTATTGCTTCTACTAGTAGTCCAACCATCTGACCATAAGCCACGGACAATGTACCGTCTGCGTTCTCAATTACTGCTTCAGGAAGTACTGCCTGTACCTCTTGAGCGATTACACCAGTTTGACGTTCTGTTTCAATGTCTGTACGGTCATAAGTAACCCCACGGATTACCCCTACCTTGTCCAACGCCGAATGAATAACTTCAATGTTTGACTTAATACGGATATCTGAGTAGGCTGTAATATTACCTGTTGCTGTAAAGCTACCAGACAAGTTATTACCAGAAGATGACAAGTTACCGAGGCCAACTTCACTAGGTGAGTCAATAGTACAGTTAAAGGTTGTACCTGATAGAGACATACCAGTGCCAGCGCTATAAGTAGTGTTAGTGTCTGTTGTAACGTAACCAGCGCCGTTAGTTAGCTGATTGTTGTTAGTGATGTAGTTAGCATTAGTAGCACCTGTATATCCAAGGTTAGCCAGAGTTAGGTTGCGTGTAGATACTGTAGCATTAGCATCCGTAACGTGACCTAAAGTGTCTGTTGTGACGTTGAAGTCCAAGTCAGAGATAACAGTAGCGCCAGTTAAAGCACCAGTATCCACAGACATATCATCACCTGGATGTGTTGGGTGCGAATAGACAGTGTTAGTATCTGTTGGAGTAGCCCATGTAAAAGAACCATCACCATCAGAACGCAAGAACTGTGATGTTGTACCGTTTCCAGTTACTTTCAAGTTGTCTGCATCGACAACATTAGAAGCAATAGTAAGCGCAGCAGAACCTGTTACTTCACCAGTGTGAGTGGCGTTGTTTGAAGAACTAGTACCAGCACCGATTAAGGAGCGTACTTCAGCTGCTGTGATTCCAGATGCTAAAGAAGGTGTAGAACCGTTGGTAGAAATAGCCGGAGCCGCTGTATTGGTAGCACTTGCAGCAATACCATCAAGTTTAGTCTTAAGGGTAGTTGTGAAGTTCTTCTGAGTCAAACCTCCGTCACCCACAGAGTATGTAGTATTGGTGTCAGTAGGAGTAGCCCAAGTGAAAGAACCATCGCCATCAGAACGTAAGAACTGAGATGTTGTACCATTACCTGTTACTTTAAGGTTTCCAGCATCAACAACATCCGCAGCAATAGTGAGTGATGTTGAACCAGTAACTTCGCCAGTGTGTGTAGCATTATCTGAAGAGCTAGTACCTGCACCAATCAAGGAACGAACCTCTGCAGCAGTAATACCAGAAGCCAAGCTTGGTGTAGAACCATTAGTAGAGATAGCAGGAGCCGCTGTGTTAGTAGCACTCGCAGCAATACCGTCTAGCTTAGTCTTTAAGGTAGTTGTAAAGTTCTTTTGAGTCAAACCTCCGTCACCTACAGTGTAAGTGGTGTTAGTATCTGTTACTGTTTCAGTTGCACTTACAAGACCCGTGATGTGTCCATTAGAATCAAGAGTAATATCCTGAATGTATGTACGTCCAGTATTATTTACGCTAGTAGCAGCAGTAATATTTGGGTGAGCAGTTAAGTAAGAACCTAAGTCACTAATCTGAGACTCTGTGATACTTAAAGCAGCTTGGTGAGCTGTTACATCACCTTCTGAAACTGTATAGGACTGCAAAGCAGAATCGGCAAGAGAGCCTTGTGCTGCAGTTGCGTAGGCTGTGGAGTTAGTAGTAGCAGCAGTACCTAACCCAAGGTTAGTACGAGCTGTAGCAGCGTTAGTTAATTCTGAAAGGTTGTTAGTTGAAAGCAAATCACCAGAAGCAGAACTAATCCAGTCATAGTCAGAACCGTTATAACTAAGTACCTGACCAGAAGTTGCTGTAGAGTAGTTAAGGTGAGCGTCTACCGTAGCGTTAAAGCTTGCTGTTACAGCTTGATTTGAACCGTTACCAATAAAGGTGTCACCATCGTTAAGATTAGGGGTGGCGTTTGCACGTCCTGCACCAGTAACCATGATGGAACCGTTAGATGCGTGTACTTTGATTACCTTACCAATGTTCTGAATAAGGTTAGCTTCACCTGCTGGAGGTGTGGTAGTCAAACCACCTGTAGCAGCAATATAAAGAGTGTCACCTTCAGAAAAGGAAGAAGTGTCTAAACCCTGTACAAAACCAGTAAGAACCAAAGTTCCTTCCGCTTCGTCTGCAAGAGTTTGAGCTAAAATACCTACTGCTGGCATAGAACCTGCAGTGTCTGCACGAGCAGCTTGCACTTCCATAGCGTTGCCAGCTGTACCACTTTGATATACTGGAGTACCGATAGCTAGAGAGCCACCAGAAACGTTCTTACAATTCTCTGTAAGAGCCAGTTGGTCTGTGTTAGGTGCCATCTCAATGATAGTACCATCTGTTTGTTTAGAGTAAATCTTTTGGTCGGCTAAGTTAAGAGCCAACTCACCGGGAGCGATGTCCGCAGATACTGGGACGCTTGCTGCGACCGATGATTTCTTGTGAATAATTTTAGTTGCCATTGGGCTAATTTCCTATGTGTGAGGAAGACGCCCCTATAGAGGGACGCCTTGTTAGTATTGTACGGGCTTAGTAAGCGCCACCGTCCAGAGTTACGTTCTGAAGGGTCTCTTCATTTAAGTCCCAAGCACCGTCTGTCTCGTTCCATACGAAAGAAACGTTAGCAGCGGTGCCGCGTTCTACTTCAAAACCACCATTCTGAGATGGTGTACCTGCTTCATCGGCATTCAAAGTAATAATTGAATCACCGATATTTACTGTGTTAGAGTTTACAGAAGTAGTTGTACCGTTTACTGTCAAGTCACCTGCAATGATAGTGTTGCCACCAACGTTAAGGTTCTCTACAATGCCTACACCACCAGTTACTTTCAACGCACCAGTTCCAGTTGTTGTTGAGGAAGTAGCGTTAGTAATAGATACGGCAGTAGCGGTAGTAGCACCACGACCAGTTACAGTAGCAAGTGTATCTACTTCAGATGTGGCTGCGTTCAAAGCAACCTTATCAGCGGCAGTCATCAGGCCAGCAAGAGAAGTAGTAGCCGCAGGAAGTGTTGCGTCAGTACCGTCAGAACTTGTTACAGTACCAGTAGAGGCAGCTGTAGTGTAGCCTAGGTTAGTAGTTACGTTAGCTTCGCCAGTAGCCACGAAGGCAGAACCATTGTGTGCTTTAAGCAGGTTGTTTGTAGTGTCATACCACAAGTCACCTTCAGCGGGGTTAGCTGGAGCAGTAGAGTCTACATAAGCACCATCAAGAGTGATGATAGAACCACCGTTGTCTTTAGTATAAATCTTGCGGTCAGCAAGGTTAATTGCCAGTTCCGCTGCGTCGATATCGCCTGATACTGGAGCAGAGCCGCTCGTAACAGACTTTTTAATGAGAATTTTAGTAGCCATCAGAATGACCCTCCAATGATGAACGTGTTTTCGTTATCTAGTTGTGTAGTTGCTTTATATTTATTGCTTGTTCCATCATAAAGAAGGACCGCACCGTCTGTCTTGTTAGTGTTATCAATATCAAGAACTTTAGAAGTAGTTAGCTGGTGGTTCTTCCACTTTTCAGCGGTACCATCATAGATGAAGATTTCACCTTCTGTTAAATTACTTAATTCAAAATCAGCAAAATCAGCAACGCCAATAACTGCTTCTAGATTACCTGCGTTAATTTCGGAGGTTGTCCCATCAGCCTTTGTTATAGTGATAATAAGGTCTGTATTACTATCAACTATGGCGTTTGTAACACTGTCACCTTTAGAACCTTGGCCACCTACTCGTGAGAGTGATGTGGCGTACTCAGAGGTTGTTACTTTAGTTTCATGTTTAACGGTGTTAGTGTCTACTTTGATGTTATTGTTTGATACAGTAACCTTGTAAGAAGACATTGTTATACCTCCTCAGAAGGGCTATAAAGAACTTCAACTAGACCGCGAAAGGGTTTCCAAATCTGTTGAGCTGTACCTACACCAGTGTCCCGGACTTCTACACCAATCCAGCCATAAGTAGGGGATTGTGGAGTCGGTTGTGTAGCCCAGCTATCAATAAGGTTTTCTGGGATTACAATTTTAAATGTGTTGTCAGTGACAGTAGCATCTAGGAGTGTCAAGGTTGTTACTTGACCCCCT